GTCAGACTTGAAGTTGAGCTATTCGAATAGTAGCAAGCAGCAACCGACTGAATGATGTCCGTGTTTGTCGAACAAGTGTAGCTGCTGGCTAGGTTGTTGGATGAGTGATCCAATATCAGAGTGTAGTGGCCAGCTGCTATTGTTACGCTAGCTGTGAAAGTAGTAGCGCCAAGAGCGCGAGACGGAATGACGATACTGCCAGGGGGAACGGCAGAATTGATGCCACCTGAATTGGCCCCGGCATAGGAAACAGCTGCTACTCCATAGACTACGACAGTGCTTGTTGAAGACAGCCGTATGGTCTTATTTCCTGAACTTGCAGGGTTTAACAGTCCGTAGATGAAAAGTGCCTGGGTGGTGCTACTGGAGGTGCCTTGCGTCGCAAGTTGCGTCATCGTCTGGTTTGCCCCAGCCGGATCCCAAACCACACTGGTAAGATCAGCGACGATGTTGCGATTAACAATTGCCGCTATGATAAGGTTGGCACTGCCTGTGGTGGTCAACCCGGTGTAATCCATGGTTGCCCCAAAGGCTGGAGTAGGAAGCGATAACAGCCCAAATGCGTCCTGGGTGACGCTGGCCGTCCCTCCAGGAGCGCCCTTGCCTGCCCCGGTCATGGGGACTTGTGCCTGTGCAAGGCAGAAAAGCCCGAGACAGAATAGGGTTACGGATACGATGTGTGCGATCATTGCTGCACGTAAGTTAGATTGCCAGACACAAACACGTTGGACCCAAGGATCATGCAAAGCTCACTGGAGGCAGCACCCTTTGCGATTGTACCAGCACCATTGCCATAGGTAAGGCCTGCGCCCGCGATCAAATTGATGCTGTCAGCGATATTGGCTGTCGTTGAACCGATGACTGCGGCGTTACCAGTGACGCATGCTGTGCCAGTCCCAGTCGTGAACGCAACGGTGGTTGCCGTGCTGTTAGTCATTAAGGCAAGGGAGCAAATGTAGATTGAGGTTGCGCCAGATAGGGCGACGAGTTGAACTGAGGAAGTGCCGTTCTGGTTGATCGCTAGATTGGTCTTGGCTTGGAAAGTGCAGGGGTCTGCAACCGATTGGTTGCTGGCAAGCACGACAGGAGAGCTATTTGCCATCGTGGCTTGGCCGTTCGCGTTCGCATTGGTCACCGACACGCCGTTGGTTGTGCCGGGGGTGGTCTGGTCGATGCCGACCTTGCCGATGATTGCGCTGCCAGCTGGGATCGACCCAGCGACGCCATTGGCGATGTTCTTGAGAATGGCTGTGAGCGTGCCGTTGCCGGAAACCCAGGCGGTGTCGGCTAGAGAACCGAGGTTGACGATGGCACCATCGGCTGCGGTGACGGCGCCACCACCAGCGCCACCAGCCTTGACGTTAACCAGCAGGTTGCCATTGGCGTCAAGCTGAATAGGGGACATATTTGTAGAGGTGATCGTTGTTGGAGTGGTGTTGAACTGCCCCAGAGCAAGCTGCCCATTGGTTGCGACCGTTGAATTCTGTGTAGAAGTCCCAATGCCCCACGAGGCTGCGGTTAAGGGATCGACCTGGGCTTTTAGGTTAGATGATGTTGCCTGAGTAACGGCCGTGGTCGAGCCAGTGTCAATGACAGCGTGGAGGTTGGAGCCAGTGGCTTGGCCAACAACCCAAGGGGAGGTACCCTGTGTCACGGAACCACCTCCACCTCCACCGCCTCCACCACCAGAGCCAGTGGCAATGCCCGAGCCGCCGACCATATTAACGGTCGTGGTTGAGGTCGAGGTGATACAGGAGAGTTGGGTGTTGACACCGACAGTAAAAGCGAACCAGCTGTTCGGGGGAATCAGCTGGTCCGAGGTTGTTGCTGATGCGCCTAGTTTACAGTAGGCGCCATTGGTCGCGCCGACATTCGAAGCAACGACAACGGTACCAGAAGGGAGGGTACCAGTAGCGCTGACGGTGCTAACGGAGATCGGCGTTCCGGTGGACTGGATGGTTGGGAAGCCGGAGATGGTTGCGGTGGCAGAGACGGTTGCGTTGACGCAAAGGGCACCAGTGGTGTCCATTGTGCCGAAGCCCTGCGTGGCAGCGAGGGATTGTGCTGCGCAGGTAGGGACAACGACGAAGCCACCAACGGTTACGCCAGCGGGCGGGGGCATGGTGAAGTTCTGAGCCTGGGCTGGCGCTATGCCCAGGAGCGCGGAGAAAAGCGCCAGCCAAAGCTTTTGCATTTGAGTCTCCTAGCTCGAGCTAACGCACATATAGGCGATGGTGTTGTTAGCTGTCGAGGTTTGGGTGATGGTCAGGGTGGTGGTGGCAGTAGCATAGGAGAGGGCCGCAAGGATTGCGGACTTCGGGGTCAGGAGACAGACCGGAGCGGTGACGAAGGGCGTACCGAAAGTGAGTACGCAAGAGGTGGTGGCGGAGGTGCCAACGGTGATGACACCAGCGAAGTCGGTGCCGACAACGGAGGGTGCGGTAGTGCCGCAGTTGGCTGCCGCCACCGTCGGGGGTGGCCCACCTCGGGTTGTAGTGAGGAGGTGGTTAGGGAGGTAGATGTTGTTGGAGGTGTCGTAGCCGATAAGTCCAGTTGGGTCCTGAGAGAGTTGGACTGCTTTGTTGATGTTCTGCGCATAGGTAAGAGCCAGGCCAAGGGCCAGGATCACAGCCGAGGGGAGAAAGAGATTCTTCATTGTGGTGCCTCCGTCCAGCGGAATGTTACGTTGAGAAGAGCGGTGGGTGAAGTGGCGTTGAGGTTTACGCAGATTTGCTGTGCAACGCCACGTAGGGTCGGGGCTTCGGAGAAAGTCCGCTCGGCGTAGTCGAACAGGACGTAGGGGGTTACCGCTGCACCGACGGTGGTTGCGACCAAGCCAAGGTTGGCACTGCTGATAATGCCGGGGGCGGAGTCAGGAATGGTAGGGTTGGCTGTGTAGGAGACGAGGGTTGCGGTGGAGGTTGGGTTGGTGCTGTCCAGAGCGTAGGCTACAGGGAGGACAGCGTTGGTGCCAGGGGTGCCACCGGTGTCGGCGGAGGCGTTCTTCTTGATCAGCACAGGGACCGATATAGCCGTGCCGGAGCCGCTGACGCGAACCGATTGGACACGGATCACGCGGGTAGCGGAGCCTGCGATGCAAGCGATGTCGGTGGCGGAAGCAGCAGGGATGATACCTACGCCAGTGGCAGCGTAGGTTGCGACGGAGGGTTCCTGAGTACAGGTAACGCCGACTTGGGGGACGTTGTTAACGCCACCAACGCCAACGCAGGAGACCTGGGCTTGGGCCGCCCCCGCAAACGCGAGGGAAGCAACAAGAGCAAGGAGGAGTTTCTTCATGTTAGTTCGCCACCGTGATACCAGCCGGGTAGCCGCCGAGGACCGCGTTCTTGGTGGATTGGTACATTTGATCGTGGCGGTCGATGACGATGTAGGCTGCGATGGTTGGATTGCAGGTGGAGACGGTGGTGTAGACCAGCTTAAGGAAGCGCGGGACAGCAACGCCAGCGGGTGGACGAGGCATGTCCATGTCCATAAGGCGGGCGCCGACGACAAGCTGAGCGGTGGTGTAGGCTGGAGAAACCCACCAAACGGAGAAGGTGGAGGGGACGCCAGCGGCAGTGTCGATTGCGCCCTCGAGGGTTACGGTCATCGAGGTGCCGGTGGACGCGGCGGTGATGACCTGAACCAGGAGCTTGAGGGCTGGATCGTCGCCGATACCGATGTCGCGAGCCTGGCCTACGCCAAGGATAGTCGCGGAGGTGGTTGGCAAACCAAGGTTGCCAAGGTCGATGATGTTTGCGGAGTCTTGGGTGGCGCCTGACGCCGTGATAAGAGACCCGGTGTCGAAGGCGAGGAGTGCGTCGAGGATCATGGTGCATGCCTCCCTTAAGTGAGCGCAGCTTCGTTGTTGAGGATGGCGTCACAGGTTCGAACCGGGATGCCGCGGAAGGTGGTGATGGGCTTGCCATCGAACTCCTCGATACGGAGGAGCACGTTGGTTTTGTTCATCGCTTGGAGGTCGAGGTAGGTTCGGATGACACGGTTGCAGTAGATGACGGACCGACCCATGTTCGCACGGACCTCAGGGGTGTCGGAGGTCTGAATGGTACCGGCTGAGACGGGCTGGGTCGGGAGTTTATATATTGCTCGAACCAAGAGGTTGATAAGGTTCGCCGCTGAGACACCGGTAAGCTGGGTGATGTCAATGTTGGCGATACGAACAATATATCGCCAATCTCTAAGCACATAACCAATCTCCCACTTGAAATGGTCGCGGTAGGCCTGGTAGGTATTGCCCGAGGCGTCGGTCACTGGCCACTCACCCATATCGCGGTGCTGGAGGCCGGTGATCTTGCCCTTAGGGAAGGTGGCGTGGGCGGTGTCGTCTCCCCAGACCTTGAGCCAGATCGAAGTGTTGGTCGAGGCTGCGCCGCCGCCGTCGAGGACGTTGTTGGCGGTCTGGGAACTGGCGGTGGTCTTGGTGGAATATCGAGGGGACAGCCCAGTGAACCGCTCTGGGTTCACAAACTGGTTCCCGTAGATCATTGTCGCGGCGATCTGCTGGGACATACCTTCAAGGAAGGCCTTGACTTCGGAGAGCCGGAACTCGGCGGTGTTGCCGTTGAGATCCGCGATGTCCTTGTCAATAACCGAATACGTCTCAAGATTACCGCACGTATCCACAATCTGAGCCGTGGTGCTTTTTGCATTCGGCACACCTTGATTGAGCAGGCGCCAAGTGGCCTGGGGCAGGCCGGTTCGGACGGTGGTCTTGTGCCCGGTTGGGAGATTCCCCTCGACGACCATCATGTCCTCGAGGATTTCGTTCGTTTGGGAAAGGAGCTCGATAATACGGGCGACCTTGTACCCGTCATCGAGTCGCTTGGCCCAGTCTGCGTACGTCAGCGCGACGTTGCCGATGGTAGCCATGAGTTAGGGTTTCCTATTGCCTGGTTGAGGAAGGGAGCGTTGGCCACATGGCAGCGGCTGCGGATGGTGGCGCCGTACGTCCGGACTGGGATTGACCCTCCTTAGACGGACCATTACCTGCAACGTGCGTGCCCTCAGTTACCTTCTCAGCGAGCCGGGATATGACACGGATGAAGGCAGGGTGGTTGCCGACTCCGGTTAGGTCCATGGCTGCTTTGAAGTCTGAGGCCAGCTTCGGATCGCCAAGGCCATCAAGGGCCTTGGATATGCGAACGTTGATCTCCTGACCCGGGCCAAGCTTGCCGCGCAGGTCGGGGTGCGATTCGGAGTCCTTGCGCCAGCCGTCGGTCATTTCTTGATAAGCCTTGGCTGGGGCGGAGGCGAGTTCGGAAATTTGCTTTCCATAAAAGTCAACGAGAGACTGAGCAGCATCTTGGGAAAGGCCCAGGCCTTTGAAAAGGTTGTCAGCTTCGGTTTTGACCTCGGGCGCGAGAGTAACACCGTCGGGTAGTTTGTAGTCAGAGTACTTTTCCGGCGCACCTTCGGCTGCCTTGACTTCTGCCTTCTCAGGAGACTTGTCCTCAGTGAGTAGTGTCTTCCCCGACTCCATCGTCTCCGGGGTCGTACTCGAAGGTGACTGATCCGTCTGCGTCGTCTGGCCGTCCGAGATCTGACCCTCCGCCGTTCGCGTCACTCCCGCTGTGTCCACTATCGTCTCGTCGGGCATTTGCTTGT